TAAGCCCTGAACAGGATAGAATGAAGCGCGGCATATTTGCCAGCCAATTGGCTCAATTCAAGAACGAGCTACATCAGCAAACCGCTAGCCCTTTTTATACTTATACTAATTACATGCGCGAGCTATTGGGCATGTAAAAAGCCCCCTAGCTATGGGGGCAGCTAGAGGGCTAGGGCTTGCAAGAGGCCAAGGGAGGAGGCCGGCTCCTACCCTAACGCATCACGATAAACGCTACAATACCCAAAATTGACAGCGTTAAAATCAAAACATCGTGTCCATATACTGGACGATTTCCGCTTCCGTCATGTCCTTATCTTTAGACCATTTAGTCCAAAATTGCCATAAGGGCTTGTTTACAATCTCGCATGGTTCGTCGCGCGGGATGTCGGGTATGGTGCACTGGAGCGCCTCATATTGCTCTATAAAGTAATCTTTCATTTTAGACATAGCAGCACCTCAATGATTGTTGTTACTAAGATTACAAATGCCGATTCTTCGTTCTTCATATCTGATTCCACTTATTATGGTTGTATGATCGCGCTTAAAGACGCGCGCTATTTGTGTGTAGGTCTTGTCGGTTTCTTTGTGCGCGCGATACATAGCCCTCCGGCGTACAGCAATAACGCGCAGCGTGTTGTTGTAAGAGATAAGGGTTTCATACGATAACCCCGCCGCTTTCGCCTCCTCTTGTATTATTTGTTTGATTGTTTTCATCGATAGCTTTCATATTGAACGCAAAGTTGAGAGCGCTTGCTACTGTCGCCAATGCGCGCAAGTCTGCATGATTAACGTACAAGCGCATAATGGGCGTTTCTTTAGTGTCACACTTGTATATAATGACACAGCTAGTGCTCTCTGTTTTAATCGGTTTAGCTTTCATACGCCCTGGGTGATCGCAGAATAAATCAAGATGTAGCATTTAATTTTTCCCTATACGTTTTGACCTTTTCTTCTAAATATCCATTGCGGGCTGATAGCTTTACAATAATGGCTTCCATCTCATCGACGGTGCCATATTTGCTATCCCACCAGCTAACGAACTCTTGTAAGCGCGCGTTTTCTTGTCTTAATTTTTTTAACTCGCGCAACAATAAAATGCGTCCGTTTAATTCATTAATCATGTCATCTATTGGATTAGTTTTTCGTGGCGCGCGCATTGATTTCCCCCTCTATTAGTTCGCGGCGTGTGTCATCACCCTCACCCTGTAACATTAGCTCAAGCGCTGGGGTTGATAGGCGATAAAGTAAACAGCAAAAATCGTACATGTTAGCCCCGTTCTATTAGGTAAAGTATGGTTATGATTGCGGCGGGTATTGCCAGGCTAACGCTCGCCGCTAGCCCTATTAAGTAAAGCGCTTGCCTCATATGTCTGCCTCATAGCATGCGTCTTCTTCACATGATTGCTGTACATGGTCGCTGTTTATTAGCGCGTCATAGATAAGCTTATAGAGCCAGTGATCTTGGCTAAGATTAAATTTTGCTGTTTGTTTAGTGGCGTTAATAACAATAGACGTGATATCTATATCAGTCGCCCAAGAATCAAATATTCCTACGTCAGGCTCGGCGGGCGCTATCCTATACTCTATGTCTGCTTCCCCTGTAGCTGTGACGGCATAGCCCTGAATTAACTCTAGCTCTTCAAAATAATATGTGAACGTGTTCATTTTTTTATGTCTCATAATTATTCCCCCTTTGGATTTACTAATTTAGCAATGCACCATTCACGCCCATAATCTAAATTTTCATCGGCATATGTGCACGCCTCGTCTTTAGACTCGAAAGGCCCATAGAATTGATAGCCATCTACTGGGTTGCCATCTATAATTATATGCTGCGCCATCTTACCCCCCTTAGTCGTTTTCAGCTCGCGGGCCTTCATACTCATATCGCGCGCAATATTGGCGCTCTGCTTCGTTGTCGTACTCTTCTTGCATAGTGTATAAGGCGTCAATTAAATGCCAAGGTAATGGCTCTGGCTGATTGTTTAATATCTTTATAAGCGCCTCGACCGCTTCGTGATCTAGTGTTAACTCGATCATCTCAACATCTCCTTCAGTTCAGCTTTAATGCGGCGCGCGTTATCGCCACGCCATGTGGTGGCATTGCTTAGAAAATATCTCACTACACTTTCGCCGCTATCATAACCGTATGGTTGATTGATATCGGTTAATGTTGACATGGCCTTGAGATAGGGGACAGCTCCAAAGTATGGCTTTTCCCAGTCTGCCCAAATATCGCGCGCGATTAGATTTAATTGTCTCATAACATCACCCCTTCTTGTATCGCGACGCGCATTGCGCGCATTGCTTCGTTAGTTACTGCGCCGCCATGCTTGACGGAACCTTGCTTAAATCGTGTTCCGAATATTCGCCCGCGCTCATATGCCCATTGTTCATTTAGTGTTGTTCCTGCGTCATAATTAAATGGTTTACCCTCTCGCGCCTCTTTAACGCCGCGATTGAATAATGCCGTCTTCATGACCGATCTAAATGTGACCGTTGACGTCTTGACTTGTTGGATCATGCCGCCCTCTCAATTAGAATTGTATGACATGACCGCAAGGGCCAGCTAACAGGCGCGCCGTCAGTAACGCCTCTTTTTTGCGTTTAAATTTTGCAATCTCATTAGGCTTATCGTTTTCAATTCGCGCAATGCGCCAAAAACCGCGCGCCTTATAAATTGAGTAAGTCATATTATGCCGCCCTCCCTACTCTGAACCCGTGTAGATTGATCACGATATCTTTTTTGCTATTGCTGCTATTGCCGGCGCATAGCCCGCACTTGTCGCAGCTAGTACGCGCGCCGTTTTCTTTAGCTGCAGGGCAACCAATTTCAGTTGAGGCTTTTGTTTCTGCGCTGCGCTTGGCCCTAAATGTACGCCAGCCGCATGCGCTAGCTAAGAGTTGATCCGATTCAGTCTCACATGAAGCCATGCACAACAGAGCAAAAGCCTGGAAACGTGGATCGCGCCATTGGTGAGAATAGCCTGTGATCTTGCGCGCTCTTAACGTCGCGGCGCGCCATATCTGGAACGGGACAGCCGCAGGGTCACCATAAGTGCCAAGTCTAAAGGCGCTGCCCTCAAATAGCGCCGGCAATAGCGCAGGATCATAGTCTATGCCAGGGCGCGCATAGCGCTTGCGCTCATAAGCGCCATAAACACTATAAACGCTCTTTGCTACGTCGACGTAGCATTTACCGCCCTTGAATGGTCGCTGGGGACAATCGCCGCAAATGCTAGCGTCGCGACCGTCTTTTAATGCAGCTATCGGATTGACATCGGCGCGGATAATGAAAGTCTGCACCATTGCGCCGGTCTTAGCGTTTGCGCTTGCCACACCTATACGGTTTGCAATGGCGACAATAGGCGCGCCATCTATAGCGCTCGGGCCTTCGTATAATATAATGCCAGTAAATTGATTGCGCTTTAACGCCTTGCGTAAATCGGCGAGTGTATCGATCATTAAACTAACCCTTCATTAGGACAAATAGACAAGACAACACTAACACAATATTTGTGTTAGTCAATAGCGGGGTCGCGGTCGCATGACAACATCCCATAATAGGAAACCGTCATATATAATCTCGATCTCGTTGCGCCATGGGCTGTCGCTGAATAAATCGCCGCAAAAGTGAATTGAATATTTCATCGTTGTGTCTCCATTGGTTCAACTACTAGCATGCTGCCACGATGCAGGTTCACATAGCGCAAGCCTATCTCGATAGCCTCTTCTCGCGTGGCGCATATGCCGCTCTCGACTAGCGCGTGATATTTATTTAATACTTGGAATGTATACATAGCGCGTGCTCCTACTTATTAGCGGCGCTTATGCGCGCCGCCTTTTCTTTGGTGGAACATAATTCGCCGCGCGCTCCTCATAGTGCTCGACATGATTTTGCAATTGCTCGACAGTATTAAAGAATGCGCAAAAGGTCATAATGTCTTGGTTGATATTGGCTGGATGATTTTGCGCCGATGTTAGGCGCGCCATTAATTCGGGGTTGTTTTTCCATACGCTCATTTTGTTTTCTCCGTCTTTCAATATGATCACATTAGCACAGAATTTTTGTTAGTCAATAACTATTTTTGGTAAAAGCAAAGATTTTTTGTCTCATGGTCTTTTTGTGGTCTTGATATGATAGCGCTTTGACCAAAGCGAAGGCCCAAGGATTGTGGGGAAAATTGGCTTTTTGGTCTTTTTGGTCTTTTATATATATATAATTAAATAATAGATATATGTATACATACAGACATATGTGTATACATACGCTCCATATTTGGCGCGATTTTTTTCCCGTGACCAAAAGACCAAGATGACCATAAGCCCCCTCTCTGCTACGTCATTCTCTCCCCATGTTTACATTCAATATGCCAACGTGAATGCAACCCCGCAACACGTGACCAAAAAGACCAAGGCATGAATGTATACTTAGTTTATGTAAACATGTTGACATTGGTTTACATTCAGATCAGTTTACATTTGTCTACATTGGTTTACATTCGGGAGGGGGGCTGGGCCTTGGGGAAGGCGGGAAATCGTGGGTAGGGATTACACAAACTTTTTTTTATTTTAAAAATGTGTTACAAAAGATTCTATGTTTGAAAGCTTGCCATACGAGCCTCGTAAAATAGAGGCCACAGAAAAGAATCTTGAGCTGATCTACGAGGCCGCGCGTAAAGGACTCAAAGGTGACGCGCTCGCGTTAGCTGCCGGCATGTTGCCGGTTGAGTATCGCCGGCTGGTGCAGTTCGATCCTATTGCTGAGTATGCGGAGATCAAAGGTCGCGCAGACGGCGAGATGGAGATGGCCGGCGTATTACGCACAGCCGCGTTAAACGGCGACACTAAAGCAGCGCTCGATATTCTAAAGCATGTACATAAGTGGACTGCGCCGCAGTCGATGCAGATCCAAGTCGAGCAACGCATATCTATATTAGCGGCGCTTGAAGAAGCGCAGACTAGAGTTATCGAAGGAATTGTGCTAGATAATGCAGAGGCCGCCGACGCGGGAACGTCAGACGGCCTCCTGACCAACCGTAATGAGGACGGCGGCTATGACCCAAATTACGCAAGAACTCCTGAAAAGTCTATTGAGCTATGACCCCGACACGGGCGTTTTTACGCGCGGCGGTAAGATAATAAAAACCAAAAATACGACCGGCTATATTCAAATAAGCATTTGCGGTAAAAAATATTGCGCGCATAAACTGGCTTGGCTGTATGTTTATGGTGAATATGTTACTGGCGATTTAGACCACATAAACCGCATCCGCGATGACAATAGACTTTGTAATCTGCGTAAAGCTACTAGGTCTGAGAATAGGCTAAATAGTTCAATTAGATCTGATAATACTTCTGGCGTATCCCGAGTATCTTGGCGCTCGCGCGATAAAAAATGGGTTGTTCAAAAATCCATAGCCGGTAAACGACACGCAAAAATGTTTACATCTATTCAGGAAGCTACCGCATATGCAAGCGCCAATATATAGTGCTGAAGAAGAACAAAAACTTATGGCTACTCTTTGGTCTAAACAGATCAAAGACGATCCTGTCGCTTTTGTAAGATTAGCTTTTCCTTGGGGTAAAGCTGGCACACCATTAGAATCTTTTACTGGCCCCCGTAAATGGCAACTAGAAGTTTTAATGGAACTTAGGGAACACATCAAAGATAATAACGGTAAGATAGATTTTAATACTTTTAGACTAGCCGTGTCTTCTGGCCGTGGAATTGGCAAATCAGCGTTGGTTTCGTGGCTAACAATCTGGATGTTGACCACGCGCATTGGCTCTACCACTATAGTCTCGGCAAACAGCGAAGCTCAGTTAAGATCAGTTACTTGGGCTGAAATAACTAAATGGCTTTCTATGAGCATTAATA